TGTGTTTTCAAAGTACAAAGATAAACCAATTTCAATAAATATGACAAGATGTCAGATAAAGAATTAACACTATTTTGTGTTTTGCTTTTGAAACTATTTCCCACAACTTAATTTTGTATCTCTTATAATCGAAAAAATGAAACATACATAAATCCAAAATGAATTATGCACTTTCGTGGCAAATATAAAATATTTAATCAGTATTTAAACATCATTTAAAAAGCCCTTAATAGGGCTTTTATTATGTACTCTTGCTACCATTACGCTCAAGCATCAACAAATCAGGTTTAAATATATCCTTGCCGTCCGTGTTAGGCTCAAACGTGCTGTATTCCTTTTGCTGTGGGTTCTTGATGATGATACCCGCGTGTATGTCACGAATAGCCTTTTCTAGCAACCGTAAGCCCATTGGTTGTAATTCGTGTTCCCACAATAACTTTGCTGCCTTACGTGGCTCCATTCCGTACATTTTCGGGTCAATGAAACATATATCCTGGTACGCTATGTCGCCACGATCAATCCCGGAGTTAAGCCAGAACACCGTGCCGCCGGTTATGGCGTCACGCATACGAACCGCCCACTCAATGGAAGAGCGGCCACGATGCCGGGGCAACAAACTTGGATGATAGCCTATCCAACCAATATTAGCCTTATAACGCGTCTTTGTGCCAATATAATCAAACGAATGCGCAGTTATACCCAAATCAATATTATCGGGCAACGTGTCCTCCTTTAATGTGCCACCCGGCACAACTGGAATATCAAACAGCTGTGCCATTTTCATCATGTGCCTATCGCCAAGCGGAGTGCAAACGCCCACAATTTCAACAAACTCCAAACTATTGCATAGCCGGAACACCTCTTGGCCAAAATACTTTGTGCCACTTATAAAAACTCTTAATTTTTTCATTTTCCTAAATATTTAAAACTTTGTACGGCTCGAAAGTGGCCACCATAGCCACAACCGGTTATAGATCCTTTTTTGCCTGTTTTCGTGATACTGGCGTTACTCCTTGACTTATTCGCACCGTAAAGAATAGCATTAGTTTGCTTCCAAACGTCAGCATTTCGCAAATAACCGCATAACTGTGGGTGCGAAGTATGAAAGAATGTATGATACTTTCTTTGACAGCGGCCGTTACCTTCGAGGTGATATTGCATAACCTCATTTAAAAATGCAGTTCCAACACCGGCACCTTGCCACTCCGGCATAACAACCAAGCGCGTGGCTCGATATGCATTAGCAGTAAACATTGGACAAACTGCAACGTGAGCCACAAGTTCACCATCTACAACGCCAACAAAATACTCCGCTGCCGGTGGATGTGGCAAGTCTAAATAATAATACTCTTTAAACAACTTCCAGTAAGTTCCGTTGACCTTCCAAACTTCAAGTTTGATGTCTGGCCGTTTCCCGATTTCAATTTTTTTTTTAATACTTTGGTATTTACATCATATACCCAGTCCGGTTGCAACCACTCAATAATATCATAGTGGCACGATAACAAAACCACTTTCTTTCCTTTATTCCTTCGCCAGTTCTTAGCGAAAGCCAACGCCCCAATTTTCGCAATCTGCCTATCCACTACGCTTGTGAATTCATCAACAACAGCCTCGTTTGGCGCTTCGGTAACTAACCGCGCCAATCCCGCTCTAAATTGTTGGCCGTTCGACAATGCGTTAAATGGCCGCAACCAACTAGGCACGTCACCAAGACCCACGGCGGCCAATGCTCCGGTGGCCGTGTTGAAATCGCCATCCGGTAAAATGCAGTCAATAATAGGCTTGGAGCAATCCCAACCCGAATACAAATCGTGAATTTTATTCTCTCCAAAAAACTGTTTTCCTATCGAGGTCTTACCGGAACCGGACGCACCAACAATCAAACCAATGCCCCAATCCAAATCATCAATATCAATATTGGCCTCAGTCTTGAAGCTTGAGCCGTCCTCGGCATTAAACAATGATTTTACTCTTTGCGCACGATAACTTTCAAAGTTTCGTGTGCTGTTTTCTACTACTATTTTCACGTTGTTACTACTTTTAGTTTCATTCCTTTTTTTTGGAGCTCCTCAAAGACTTTCTTTTGTTCCTCCTCGTTTTCACAAATAACAATAACCCCGTACTGCTGTTTGTATAAAAATTCTTTTGCCATATTTATAAATTAAGTTACATTTGTCGTCTCACCCCAATACACAGCAAAGCCCAAGAACTAGAGAAGACATAGATATGTCCTCCGTAGCTCTTGGGCTCGTTGTTTAAAATTGGGGTGAGACTCTTTTTTAAAGCGGAGGACTATTTTTTACTTCCCGTCCTCCTGAGAACTACGCTAAACTATCAATGCTTTTCAAACAATGATTTGGATCTATTTTATCCAGGATAAAAGCAACCGCTTTGCCTGTTCGTGTTAGCGTGCCATCACGCTGATTTTTACCCAATACGCTTGAAATAGTTTCTTTCCTATTCCCGAATTCAACACCTCCTTTCTGCTTTAAAATCAGGTTAAACAAATCTTTACACACCACGTTACCGGATGCGTCTATACTGGTGGCAATGCTCAAAAATTGCTGATCTAATCGCTTAAAAGAAAAGCTCCAACGGCGTTTGTATAAGTTGACAAAAAACGTCAAAAGCAACCCCAACGGGAAAAGAATAGCCGAAAGAATCAAGGCTACAATTGCTAAGGCCGTACCCATTACACCATTGTAAATTGAGCACCAACCGCTTCGCCATTCATAACAAGATTGTTCATCAAGAAACCAATGGCCAATGGTGCGCTAGGGGTTATTTCAGGACTTTCAAGCGTGCCACCCTCGAAGTACTGCATTACCTTTTCATAGGTTGGCCAACCGAAATCTACCATTTCGTAGTCTTGCGGCATCACGCCATTGTTAGCCATTAAGTAAGCAAACAAAGTCACGGTAATTCGTTCCTCTGAATCTTCTATTTGAGCATCATAATCAGGATTAGGAATAGACATTGTGGTGGTTCTATTCGAGCTTATCACGTCATTTTCCATCCCCAAAAAACCCATTTCTTTGGTGTCCAAAACAACCTTCTGACCGTTTTTGATACAGGACATTTCAAAGCCAATGGCGATGTAGTTGTCGTGGCGTTTGTGGGTTAAGCAAACGTCTTCGATGGTTACATTTTCGAACGTGCCTTGGTTCAACAAAGGCGATACGTATGTTTGTGCTTCTAGTTTCATATTAATATGCGTTAGATGTTTTATTAGTTATAGTCATTGTAGTGCTTGGATTTGATTGCATCAATCCATTTGTTTTTAAAGTTCCATAAACTTCAAATAATGGGTAATTCGATCCAGCTTGGAGGTAAACTAATTCGAAATTATTTGTAATGTGCTTTATTTGATTCGCACCATAAAAAGTAAAAATAGCGGGCATACCAGTAAAATCTAGAGAAGAACCACCGTGTTTTAATGCAAAATACACACCGGCCGTAGATATAACTACAGTTGAGTCTATTAATATAAATCTTGTCCCTGTTAGATATCTAAAGACACCACCATCTGAACCATTATAAAATAATAATAAATTATTAAACGTAACGCCTCCTATTAAGGAGTCGGGCGAAAATAACCAACCAGTGTTTGAATTGATTGTCAAATTTCCAGTAAAATTACCCCCATTACCTCCAAATCTAACTAACCCCGTAACTACCGTATTTTTAAAAGTAACGTAACCGAATTGACCGGGTGTTATAAAAAAGCTTTGAATAGCCGAAGAAACAGTTACTATAGCTCCTAAAGTAAGATTGACTATAACTTGGTTGTATGGTAATAGAGTAAATGAGGATGTGCTAATTATTGAATTTACCGTCATATTTATAACAGTGTCAGAATTAGCACTTAACGTGTATGATATAAAAGAAGAAGGCGTTGTTGAAGTTATCTTCGCAATATAAATTTCAGCTTTTTCAATAGGTGAATTTATGGTTAACCATAACCAATAGATAAAAGTACCTGAAATATTTAAAGTGTCTTTAACTATTAAATTCAAACCAGCGCATCTATTTACATAAAAATTGTTTCCAACTGTCAAAAAAGAACAATTGATTTCCAATTTCCCAAATTGCATATAAAACCAAACTGTATCAGCCGCACCACTTCCCGGTGCTGTAAATAGAATAGTTCCATTTGGTATGTTGAATTTTAAAAAACTATTGGCTGTGATTGCACCTACAGTAGTATTGCCAGCCAATGTCAATGTAGATGTAGTATCACTATAAAATTCAATACTTTTATTTGATGGAATAGTTCCATTTAAGGCATACGTTCCAGAATCTTGCAACCAAATTCTAACGTTGTCATTGGCTCCAATTAAAGCCAAAACATAATCCAAAGTCGCAAATGGCTTGGAACTGTCTTGGTAAAGACCCGTTGTATTGTTTCCGGTAGTAGAATTGACAAAATAAGTTTTGTAAGCTAATGCCGAAACGACAGAAGCAGTTGAAACACCGCCCTCAACACCCCACGTATTTATTCCACGTTTGGTATATTTTCTAACTTCATTTTGCGCAGCACTTAAACCAACCGAGGTTTGAAAAACTACGCCAGCACCTCCACTTATACTTAAAACTCCGGTATTAGTTCCAACTGTATAAAATATAGTTCCTATTGGAAAAGGTACGGTAGCATTGTTAGGTATTATCACGTTCATTGGCAATGTGCCATCATAAACTAATTGTTTAAGAATGTCGCCATCTTCAACAGTCGCGCCCATTATCACGTTGTAAGTGATTCCCGTGATGGGTTTTATTCCTAGAAAATAATTGGCTTTTGCGTGTAGCAAGGTATCCACGGTTTCTTTTAAGTAAACAACCGGATCAGCTGTGGGAACATCGATTTTAACAATTCCTCGAACCGTATCCGTTGCCATAGGAACTACAAGCCCATCAATCAAACCCTTCAAAGTTTTACCCATTTCGGCCGTCAAGGCTTTCGTGGTTCCTCCGGTGGTTAAATCGTTTACCAAGATGGTACTCAATGAAAGTTGCACCGTTTCAATGGCATCTACCAACTCTTGAACGTTGTCCAGGTTAACGTTATCAGAAGCCAAAAGAATATTGATGTTATCAATTTGAGTCTTTAAAACTTTCCCTTGCTCAGCTGATAAAAAATCATATATACCTCCGGTTACCAAATCATTAATGACATTCAAAATAACATCGCCTCTCATCCCTTGAACCGAAGTCACAGGAGCTTTTGGCTTTGGTATCACTGGCGCATTTACCACGCCATCGCCAACGGTCAAAAATGTGGCTTCAAGCGTGTAGGCTGGTTTTGGTGGTGCAACCGGTGTAAAAGTACTTTCTACTCCGGAAATGCGCTCAAAAGTGCCATCCGTTTTAAAAACAATCAAATCAATGCGCGAATATCCGCTATTGGCCAAAGGTATGGCCGGCAACATTTCTTGGGCTGCAACATTAGTATATTCAATACCATTTATGATTCCTTCCCATCCTGCATCCATTGTCAAAACTCGTGTGGCGGGGTTCAAGGAATAACCTGTTATCGTTTTCCAATTGTTTTCACTGTCCGTTTTTGCCTCCAAGGCTGCAATACGTGCTGTTGGTTCTGCAAACAGCTCAGCGTGCGCATTGGCATCTGTCAAGTGATTACCAAATGCATCGGCATCGGCTTTATCATTCAGAATGGTTTCAATGTCATCAATGGCCGTGATAGGTATCTTTTCATCCTTATGCCAAATAGAATCTATCCAAGCCCAAAATTGCGCTTGTGTAGGTCTGTCGTCTTTTTCAAACCAGCTTTTTATAGTGTTTTTATCTGTTGCCATTATCCTTTATATTTTATAAAATGAACTACTCTAAATGGATTCATAATAGAAAAGGCGGTTCCGCTACCTTGTTTATCCGTAATGTGTACTCTTGTGCCTGCAAATGATGCAGGATGGTTTTCATCACCTCCGCTACCTCCGCCTGTATTTCTTCTTGAATTTCCAATAGCGTGGTCGTGTTCTGGCATTTCGGCAACTGATAAGGTTTTGCTTTTTGCTCCTCCACTTTTTCCAACCACGTCAAAATCTGCATCGGCACTAAAACCAATCGGAAATCTTCCGGACAATTCTGTATATTCTTCCCAACCAACTGGAATTAAATTAGCAGCTTGACCCCAAATTGCAATCAGGCCAATAGGAATATTTCCCACTAGCGGGCGTGCTTCCAAATCCACAATTCTCTGAATCAAGCCGCTTATTTCTTTTGTCTCAATTGGCCGCTTAAAATCTGTCCAGTTAATGGCACCTACACCAGTTCCAAAAGTCACGTAGCGGGTTTTAATAACTGGATTGGCATTTCCGTTTTGGAAAGTCAAATTTTCCACGTCTTCTTTTATGATTACTTTGGTTTGAGCCAAACCGCCTTTAAAGTCAAATACTTCTCCGTTAATAAAAACAAAGCCATCGCCAACTGTTGAGCCAATAGTGACACATCCCGCAATAATGGTAAAGTTTCCGGCCAAGCCACCAAGCGAGTTGAAAACGGCGTGCGCCTTCTGGATTTCGTCCAAAATTCTGGTGGTCATCGGGAAGCCACCTACTTGATTTACCTCTAATTTATTCATATTGAAATTATTTGATATTGTTTACCGGCCAGATTGTAAAACTCAATCAAGGCCACTATTTCGTTTAATTTTGCATTCATTATATCCCTTGGTACCATCACTAAATAATCAACCGTTGAACCGGCATAATTAAAATCTTGCTCTAGCCACATCGTACCCAAATACACGTCCAAATTTTCGGTCTGTGTGTAGATGTAATCCTGTTGCAAGCTCAAAGTATCGTCAAATGTGATTCGCCTCAAAACGGGGTCAAATTTGTCATTTAAGGCACCCCGAAAATAACAGCGTTGGCAGTTGTAGGATAGCTTTTTTAAATTCTCGTCCCGCATTTTCGACCATCGATAGTGCAAGCTCGCAATTGGCGAAATCAAAGCTTTGAGATAACCAAACAGTACCGGCTTCCTTAAAAAAGTGGGAAGCAGTAAAAGAGTGAGTTTGTCAAAATCTACTTTATACCACATACGTTATGTTGTTAAAATCAGGAATAGAGAAATACCCGCTTTCCGGGATTGTTTTTACGGTAATCGGAACGGCCGCATTATAAACTCCCGTGTTAATGTCAATCGACTGGGATTCGGCATTAACAAGATTTGGAATAACCACGCCTTCCGCAAGCTGTAACTTATCAATGAGGTGAGCCAAAACCAATTCGCCATTAAATGGCAATTCCTTCATATACTCGTTTATGGCATCTTGCACGGGATAATTAGCGTTTATAATGCTCATTCCGTTGGCATCCAAAACCAGTGGATCACGAAAGATTTGAATGTTTAGCAATAGAATATCCGGCAAATGGTTTACGACAATATATTTCACGCCCATATCGGCAATCTCTTTGAAATAGGCATCAAAAGATGTTTTTTGAACATCGGTAATTGGTGCCAAAACTCCCGCAATTTCAGTGGCTATCTTTACATAAACCTGTCCTGCATTGGGTGTGGCTGCCGCATACTTTATAATTTTTGAAGCTTCGACCTGAGTATCCGTGTAGCCTGTGTTATCGTATTTATCAGTATCAAAAATCAATGGAAAACCATACTGGAAGGCTTTCGCCTTGGTGATGTACCAACTCGGGCGATGCGCTTTGTCGTTTTGAATAACTTCTTTTACTTCTTTGTCGTGGGTGTCGAAAAGGTTTTCCAATACCCAAATAGAAAAAGCAACAATAAAAATCAAAAGCCTCCAAATAGACACTTTGCTAGTTGAAGTCAGTCCAACCAAATTTGCGTTTGCACTGATGCTGTCAAACATTTCCTGTTGTATTGCCTCTATTTTTCTTGCCATTTTATCGTACTATAAATGTTGTTCCTATTGCCATTTGTCCTATGCCTAATTCGGGTATCATTGAATCGCCTTCGCCAATGTTAAATCCCGTTGCTATCATCTGCTTTTTACCTTTGAAGTAACCGGCTATTTCCGCATTTCTAAAACTAGAATTCGGAGAAACTAGTTGTTGTCCTGGTGTCAACTCATCCGTTATCGAAAGCCCATTTTTTAACGCCCATTCAAAGAATGCCATTACGCTTCCATCTTCCTGAATAGCCACATCAAGCACGGATTGATTTTCAATTGCATATATCATTACGGATGTTCTTTTTTGTATTTTACAAATTCTTTAACCTTGTCATCGTACATCTTTTTATACAATGCCGTTTGTTTTTTATGGTATTCAATTTCTTGAAGCAGCGTCTTTTCTTTGGAGTCAAACAGATCTGAAATGTTTCTCGACATTTGCTCCACGTGCTTGTATTTTTCTTCATAGCGAATGCCCAAGTCGTCCAAGGCATCTTTGTACAAATCGACTACTTTAGCGCCGTTTTCAATGTCAATGGTTTCAGCACTTTTTTGAGCGGCCAACACTTCAACTTTTAGTTTTTCAACTTCCTGTTTGTATTTTTGCTTGGTAAACAAAAAAGCAAAATAACCCGTGCCACCAATCATTGTTATAACACCGCTAATAACCACTATCATTTCATTCATAATCACAACTTCTTAAAACTGATTAACTCCTTGATTTCATTATAATTTTTATTGTCACGCTTCAAATGAATTCGAACTCTATCCTCAAACTCTTGACTGTTTTCCTTACTGTTTACCATTTGTATTAAATTGGGAGCTAACACGGGATCACTTTTTAAATCACCGGAGTTAAGCCTTAAAATAATTCCAACCTCCTGCAGCACGCTTTCATCAATAACAAAATCGCCATCAACAATGACTAGGTCGTCATTCTCATCGAGTAGTATGTCAGTTTCATAATTCATTATCCGTGTTTTATTTTATCATTCTCAATATTCGATAGGTCTGCAGTGTCTAAACTTATAAATGCGCTCGCCAATCCTTTTAATACGGCTCCTCCATCATTAGGGACTGGTGTCCAATTTTGAAAGCTTGTTTTAATGGCTTCCAGTACTGCAGTATTTTTATCAACCTGCGTTTTTAGTTCAATTGCATTGACGATACCTCCAAAAGTTTCACCATTAATGGTCATTTTACCGTCCTTTAAAACCAGTTTAAACCCGGTTGCATCACTTATTTCAATTTCGTCAACTGATTCGCATTCTATCAGGAAAGCATCGGCAATATTGTTGTTTATTATTCCAATAATGCATTTTGTGCCTATTGTTGGTTTTCGGTTGACGGAGCCTATTCCTAAATTCACTTCATTAAAATCGCAATCGTCAACAACTCCCGTGGCCGTCATTGTTTTTTTATCCCAGTCCACTTCTTTTACGATAGCCCAATGCATTTGAACGTCAATCAACTTTTTAGTTTTTGAGGTCAAAAGCTTTCCAAATTCTATTATGTTGGATCCTGGTTTCAATTTGTTTTTTCTCCTAATTTTATAACCTGACGAATACCGTCACGATTGAATGTTTTTGTAACTCCTTCTATATAATAAAGTCCGTTCCGGTCTTCATATAAAGTACTGGTTAGGTTGGCTTTTTGTCCGTGTTTTACCGATGGAATTCCAAAGGCAGTAAAAGAACCGTCAAACCTATCCTGTTTGTATTTTTCGTAGTCGAGCTTCACCAGAACCTCCAACTCTTGCCTTGATTTATTATAGTGGGTCAATTGTCGTGGTTGTCCCGCTTTATCGCCAAACTCCACTTCAATTTTATCGCCATTGCTTAAAGTAGAAACTCCTTTTATCAAAAGGAATAAATCGTCTTTACGCACATAATTCAAAGAACTGCTGACACAATTACGCTCCAAATGAAAGTTGACTTTATCCGCGCTGCTATCATCTGAATAGTATTTTCCGCAAACTAAAACTTGTGTATCACCAACAGTTTTAAAATAGGTGTTCAACTTCCAAGGCTCTTGCTGTAATTTGTCCAAAACCTCGGCAACCGTGGTTTTAGGAAAACGAACACTACCAATTTGCACACCTTCCAAAGCATCGATAGTATATCCTGGTGCGATCTGTGTGAGCAAATCTTTTAAGCCAATATTCGGGTGGCTAAAGTTTACCGGGAGTTGCTTCATTTTCCACATTTCGTCCTGCAGTTTGATCCTAATTGGAATATCTGCGGCGACTTCTGTAATGTAGCCTCTAAACTCCTTCTTATTGGTTCCGTTATACCCAAAAGCAATGGTTACAAAATCGCCTCTTCTGAAGGTGTCCCTAACTTTGTTTTTATCAAAGAACTTTACTTTTCGTGGCAGTACTATTTCGGCTGTTGCTGTCAAAAGTGTCCACGAGCTTTCAACAATTATCTCGGTAATCTGTGTTAAAACTATTTCGCGTCGACGGTCATTTTTGGCGAAAACGATTTGGCAATTCATTGCTAAAGTCATAGTCTAAAAATTTTCGTTTACGTCCGGCAAAATCAGTTCAATTGCATCATCACTGGTCAATGTCATAGAAAAAGGAATGATGCCAGGAGAACCTTGGATACTTTCCTCTTTATAATCGTCCATTACAACAGCGTGAATGTTTTTGGTTGTAAATAGCTTTCCACTCACGTTTATGGCACTCGCTAATTCCTCCCATTCTTTTATAGCAATAATCTGGTCACGTGCGCTACTTTCAGGCGTGTCAATTGCCAAACCTTTCACGTCAATAATCCAATCGTCAAAACCAAATATTTCCTTTACGGTTCCGTTACTTCCCAAAAGGTTGGTTTTGGTTATATTTTTGGCTCTGCGAAAAGAGAACAAAGTCGCGGGAGGCAAAACAAAATCATTGTATTGAATGTCCTCTAAAATTCCTGCAGAAGTATAAATTTTATACGTTCCGGCTTTAAATTTAAGAAGTCCTATGATTGGCGTTCCCATCCAGCTGGTGGCCTCTTTTTTATAGTAATCCTCAATCAAACTAATCCCTTTATAATCAAAATTATTTGGGGTTTGTTTATTGAACGGTTCCGTGATAAAAATGGGGGAGCTAATGCCAAAAGCGGCACTAAACAATTTCGATAAATTAAATTTTGCGTCCATTATCCCATACTTATTACACTGTCACGAAGACGGTCATTAATTAATCCAACCACTTTATCAGCCACTTTTCGAATATCCAAATCACCGCTAACTCCAAAGTGATTTGTAATATTCAAGGTCATTGTGATTGATTTTCCAACAGCGTTGTCACCAGAACCGGTTGTGGTTCCTTCGCCTTTCGCTTTTGATTTATCTTTATCTTTTGTAGTATTATTTAGATCGGCAAGATTTAATGCATTTGTGTCTAATACTACGTCTTTAGGTTTTTTAACTATTTTTACGGCACTTCCTTTATGGGCTTCTAATGATCTTTGTCTTGCACTATATTGATCGCTCGCCTTTTGTCCTTTTGCGAGTGCTTTTGGTGTTCCGTCAATTAATCCATTGGCGGCTTTTTTGGCGGCATCGTAACCCACCAAATCATTGGCGGCTTGTTTTCCCGTTTTCCAAGCCTCTGACCACTCACCTTTAAAAAAGTGCATCAATGCTTTCCCAACTCCTGAAAGCCCAGAAAGCAGCCCTTTAAATCGGTCAACAACATAAGTTTTTATGGTATTGCCAAATAGCTTGAGCATTTCCCAACCTTTAAAAAGAACGTTTCTAAAACCCTCGAATTTATTCCAACACAGGGCAACAACTCCCGCAAGGGCAACAACTCCAACAACTATTAACCCAATTGGGTTGGCGGTCATAGCTGCGTTCCAAGCCCATTGTGCTGCCGTGGCAACGCCTGTGGCTCCCGTCATTAATACCGTTTTGGCCGTGGTAAGCATCGAAGCGTTTGAGGCTAGCCCCAACATTGTTTTCACACCGCTTAATCCCTCCTTAACGCCTCTGGAGGCAACGGTCATATTAGCCATTACACTAATTCCGTCAGCTCCTGCAGATACATACGGTTCCATTGCGGTGGTGTATTCGCCAATGGCAATTTTAGCGTCATCAAGAGAGGCTTTCCATCTGCTTTTCTTTTCGGCAGAAGTGTCCATCATTATGGCCGCTTGCTCTTCAGCTGCGCTTGTTCCTTCAATTTTCTTTTGGAGTGCATCCTGGGCATCAACACTGTTTAGCATAATACTAGCCGCTGCAGCGTTTTCAGTCCCAAACATTTGAGCCATTATAGTGGCATCGCCTTGCGCTTTTTTAAGTTCGCGTAATCTTGTAGTTAATGGAAGTGACGTATTGGAAACAATATCCATATTCACGCCTAAAGCTTTCAATTTTCCTGCGGCTTCTTTTGGCAAAACATCCTCGCCTGCCATTTTTCCTAATACGTTTCGAAGTGCAATACCTGCCTCGGCTCCTTCTTTTCCACCTGCAGCCAATGATTGCAAAACGGCATTGGTTTCCACAAAAGAAACATTGGATTGCTTCGCCTGGACTCCGGCAACTTTTAAAGCTCCGGCAATCGATGGAACCTCGGCGGCTCCTTCTTTAGCACCTGCAGCCATCACGTTCATCATTCGAGCCATTTCCTCTTGTGCTGCAATTGGATCTGATAAATCAACTCCATATTGTAACATTGCAGTGGTCAAGGCATCGGCAGAACCTACGGCATCGTTACCCATTGTTTTAGAAAGTGTGCGAACGTTGTGTTCCATCTTTTCTAAAGCTTCAGGAGATTTTGCAATATCAGGGCCTAGTCGTGAAAGTATAGTTTTGTAAGTGTTTAAACTGTCCGTTGCTTCGCCTCCAAATTGTTCGGCACTTGCTCTGGCTTTTTTACCTAAATCCTCAAGTCCTGTTCCGGTAACTCCGGTAATGGCAGAAACTTCGGCAAGGCCGCTTTCAAACGACATAAACTTGCCGTTAAAATCTTCCAGTCCTCTTTTTACTTGCTGTGCGGATTGGTCAATGGCCATCAAGTCGATGGCACTAAATTTATTTAAGCTTTTGCCAACCTCATTAAATCGTTTTTCAGTTGTGTCAATGACCTTGTTAACGCCAGAAATACCACTTGTGAGGCTATCTTTAAATCGTAACTCCCAAGTGGTATTTGCTGTTGTCATTTATAGTGTACTAGGCGTAAAATGAGCGAGTGCCAATTTTACTATTATTTCTAAATCTTGATTCTTTTGGTTCGTCACATAGAGATACTCATTGTATAATTCCGACCACTTTTTGTCGCTTAATTGCTCAATTTTGATATTGGGGTAATGATAGCGTAGGATGGCATTTATCTTGAGTAACCATTGTTCGTCTGCCTCTTTGTCTTCGGGGTCTAATCGCGACCCGTCTAAAAATTTTTAATTTCAGAGGTTACCGATTTACCAATCAATTGGATTCTTGCCAACAGTTCCGAGAACATTACGCCGTCTTGCTCTATGATTTCCATATCGCCTTCCAGAACACAGCCCATCGTTAATTTGTGCTGTGCTTTTAAGTCGTTTTTCTGCATCGCCTCAGCCGAAGCTTGAACGATGGCACGAGTTGGGCGTTTGACTAAATAGTAGTATTCAGAACCTTCATCATCTTTGACAATGATTTCTTTAAGGTTTCTTTTTCCTCCTACTTTTGCTTCGTGTTCATTAACCTGAACATCGGTATATGTTTTAAAAACTGCCATAATTCCTAGATTACATTCCACTCAATGTGGCTAATTAATAATTCATATTTTGTAGTGATGGTCATATCGTTTTGTTTCACTTCGACACCATCACCCATAAACTCTGCGTTACGGATCCTATCTTTCAAGATGATTCCGTTTTCAGTTTCATACTGTGAAATCAAATCGAAAGGAGCGATGTCACGAATGGATTTCCCCGGAGGCAATGAAAGCTTCAAAGCATCCACTTCCTCTTTCATTAAAGTAATAGAGGCTTTTGGTTCATAATTGCCGCGTCCACGTCCTATTGGAAATATACCGGCACCATAAACGTTTTCCTTTTTTTGCTTGTCGTCATACGCCAATTCCGTAACTCCTTCAACATCACGTCCAAGAATGTTTACAGTTAGGGAGTTCCATCCCTGTAGTGTTCCAAATTTGTTTACTATTGTTGTGCTCATCTTAATTGATTGAATTTGTTAAACCTAATGCCACCTCAAACTCGTGAACAATTCCGTCAGCCACTACCTTAGCTTTCACTTTTACAGGTTGTGTTCCGCTAACTACTTGCGCAGGATCAATAAACACTTCAAAGCCGCTTATTTCGTCATTGGCCACCAATTGCTCTAAAGCTTTGTTACCAATTCCTGTCCAACGTGTCACGGTTGTGTTTTTAATGAATCCGGTTGATGGGTCTTTTTTTACCACGCCTTTTACTTCTGGTAAAAGAGCCATTCTCAACGCTCTTGCGGCTTTGTTCCAAACCCGGTTGTTTTCGATAAAACAATAGTCCGAGGCTTGCGTAATGGCCGTTTTTGAGTTGGTAAAGAATACACCAGGATAACCTTCATACGAAGCGGCAAAAATGTAGCCGTTGGCCTCCAAGGTTATTAATTGGGCTTTTGTCAACGATTTAATGGTTGTGCCATCCGTTAACTTTGGTTCTAGCCACAATCCAAGGTTTTTGTCGGTCAATGGATAATCTTCTGTTCCTCTTTTGGCCAATGGCTTATTTTGGATATTTACAGAGCCTACATTTTCGTTTACTTTACGAGCGGCAATCATTCCCAGCAATGCTCCTGCAGCTGCAAAAGTTGAAGTACCGGATCCAACCACCAAAATCGAAATTTGTGGCGAGGTTAATTCCGTCAAGTCCAAAGCATCGGCAAAGGCGAAGTCATTCCAACCTAGAACCCCAAAATCAATAAGACGGTTTTCAGAGGCCAAAACATCAATGACGTTTGCTTGATAATCAGCTGCGGTTACTTCTTGGGTAATAATACCAAAGTCGGAGACAACAGCAAATCCTTTGATTGCTGCGTTTTCTTTAAGGAAACTGACAAGATTAGCCGCCGCTTTTACATTATACAAATACAAAGTACCTTCTGGAGCCAGTCTGAAAAATTCAGAAATATGCTCGTAAAAAGGAGTTGTACCGTTGGCACTTGCTGCAGCCGTTAGGCCTAAACCTTCCGCCTGTGACAATGAAGTCAATACTAATCCTTTCCCGGTGTTGGCAATTATCGCATCGAGTGGAGCGTCTCCGCTCAAATCTATAATCAGGGCAACGTGGCTGTCAGTACTTGGACTTTTACGCCCTAAACCACCTTGTAATTTTTCTATTTTTACACCTGCTAATTGTCCCATTATTTTTCAGATTGAGATTGACGGTTTTCTGGGTTCTTTCCATCTTTGCCTAATGTGGCATTTGGAATTACAGTCTCGGCAGTAACTTTGATGTCTTTAACATCTTTTGGGGTTACGGCTTTTTTAGCTGCTGCTTTTGGCGCTGCTGCTTTTGGTGCAGTTGCTTTTGTAGTAGTAGCTTTTGTAGTAGCTGCTGCAGGAACTTCCGCTTTTACCTCCCTTTCAATTGGGAAAATTTTTAATTCTCCTTTGTCCAGTTCGGCATAGTTTTCTGAAAAGAATACGTTTCCGTCTTCTCTTGCATATACTTTATCCTGGTTAGGATGTTGCTCAAACACTTCCAGTGCTTTTGCCTCTAATTCTTTTTTTGAATATGTTTTGTTCATCGTTTGAATTTTTTAAATCATTTTTAAATACTTCCAAATACAGCTCTTATACTTCCAAATCAAATAAATTACTCCTCCAACCGGTATAAACCAGAAAAGCCAATAATAAGTGATAGTCTTCAAAACTTCTTTAGTCTTTTGAATCTCCCTTGCTTTTGCAACTACAGTACTGGACTTGGCTCCTTTGTCAATAAACTTTTTATCTCTTGAAGCCTCGGCATTAGTTTTTGCGTTTTTATTACTTTTGGTAGTTGTTTTTTCTTCCGTGAAGGAAGCGTTGTTCAACTCTTTTTTATTGCCGTTGTCGTCCGTAAACGTACTTGGCTTTGTGGGATCAATGGGAGTGTAATTTTTCTTGCTAGTTGTGGTTTCATCCGTGGAAGTAACCTCATTGGAAACTTTCACGTTGGAGTTATCCCGGACTGTCAAGTCTTTTTTGTCCGTTGTGGTTTGCTCTAGTGCAACTTTCTTGTCTGTATGGCTAGTTTGTGACTTTCGTGAAACACAACTGGTCATCCATAAAAGAATGAGCAAGAAGGAAAACCAAGAAAAGAGTGCTTTTTTCATTTTTTAAAGTATAATTCTGATTCTAGTTGACGGCGTGAAATCAAGCCGTTATTAACTTTTCCCGCAGCTTTATTCCATTTTGCAAATTCAATCGCAATGGATGGATCATTCGGGTTTGCATTTACTTTTTTAAGCAGTGTGCTATCTCCTAAACCTTCAGCAACAGTATCAATATCAATATCGGTTCCCACATTGTAGGCAAAGCTTAGTATAGCGTTGTATTGATTTTGATTCACGTTTGATTTGACTAGTGAGTTGACTTCTTTTACAAATTGCGCGACAATAATGGAGAATATTTCAACTCCATAAGCCCTTGTAATTGGGGCATCTTTCATTGTTACTTTTCGACCATTAGGGTAAAAAGTGTTTCCAAAGCCAATAGTAGGCTTGCCACCTGAACATAAATAAGGAACCGCAGAAAAGCCCTCACGCTGTTGTAAAAAAGTTGCTCCGGTACTATCAATATTTCTTGTCATTTGTAGTTAGAATTAACCCCCGAAGGGTGTAGTCGAGCCGCACTGGCTTCGACTACCCTTTTAAAAAATCAGATTAACTATCCTATGATAGCGGCTACACCTTCATCTCGGATGGCAATACCAATAAAGTAAAGCTCAAAACCGATAGTGTGTCGTCTGTTTTCTGGATCTAATTCTTTTGGTCTTGCATAACGGGTTACGGTTCCGGTTGCTTTGAAACACGTTTTTTCGTGCATAATAACCGATGCCATTTGAACTCCGTCAGCTGCGCCAAAAGCTACTTTTGTACCCGCAGTAAATGTTGGGTTGTATGTACTTTCGTAAGTTTTGAAACCGTAGTATGATTTAGAAAGGACTCCTTCAACAGCATTATGGTACTGTGTTTGGAAGGTTCTATCTTCATTCAACAAGTCGGCAACGTGATCTGGACATAATACCAGGATACGACCTTCTTTTGGTACCAAAAGTTTGTCTAGTTTTTTCTTCATTAAGGCAACATCTTTTGAGGTCAATGTTGGTCTTGCTCCGTCAACGGCTCCTGTACAAACTAATACTGGTGTGGTTGCACTATTGGCAGAAGGCGCGATAGAGTGTAAAGCGTGTTGTGCTGTTTTGTCCTCTAATTCCTCTCTGTGTTGTTCCTGAACGTCAGAAACTTTTTCGTATGGCAATGCGTATAATTCGGCAGCCGTTACGGTGGTATTGGTAGTTTCATATTTGTTCAAAGAAAGTACAACGTGGGTATCATCTCTACCTGCAGAAACAATTGGATAAACAGTATTGTTGATTAACACAGAAGGTGCTGCACCTCTTTTTGGTATTTTTATGACGTCATTGTCAACCCAAGATTGTTTACTTTTTAATAGTGATAACCAAGAATTATCGTGGCGAAATTTTTTCAACATTTCTTTCTCAGCCGTTTGATTTAAAACTGGCAAAGCGACAGGAGTAACACCCGCCATTTGAACACCGTGGTCGCTCATTCCGAAAGCGTGAGCCACGAATGATGCCCCAAGGCATAAAGCGAAAATAAATAAGACTTTGAACAGTCCAGAAATTTTAAGATTTTTCATATTTGAATTTGATTTAATTTTAATAATTGATTTTACGAGTGGTTCGTGGCTTTTTATCCGAAGTAAGCCGCTTCAAGTTTTTTGAATTTCTCTGGGTCTTTAGTCATCATTTCCATCAACGCTTCCGGGTCTTGGGTTTGATAATCTTCCATAGTCCATTTGTCACGTCCTGCGGCAGAGGCTCCTTCTTCCAATTGTGCGGATAGTTTTGTCACACCTGGCATTGCATCAATGATGGTTTTTGTTCCTTCAAAATCGGCATTTGCTAATTTTGTAAATTGTGGAGCTAAATCAGCCGTGAATTTTTTGTCCACAATCGCCTGATCTATTAATGCTTTTGCATTAGCTTCCAAAGTCGATTTTGCACTTGCTTCCAACGTTTCTGTTTTACCTGCCTGTTCCTGAAGCGCGGTCAATGCGGCTTCAATTTGAGCATCTGTAGCATCAGCCGAAAGCTTTAGTCTACTAATCAGTACGGTTCTTTCCATTTGTTTTTTGTTTTCATTATTAATTTTCGGGATAATTGGAGCCGCAATTGCTTCTAGTATTTTAATACTTTCAGCAGTTACAATCTCTGTTTGGTCTAATATTGAATCAAGTAATCCATTAAGTTTTGCCTCGTTGGCCGTCATCCAGTAATCACCTTGAGCGAAAAATGCTTCGATGTCCTCGACAGTCTTATTCATTTTAGTGGAATAAGCATTTTTATACTCGTCGGTTGTATTTTCCAACAACTTCAAATCGGCTTTAATGGTAACAATGTCTCCGTAGGTTCCCAGTTTTGGGCGGTGAATCATTATTTGTGAATTAGGATAGGCTACACTCGGAAACTGGGTCATAAAGTAAGTCGCTGCCGATGCTGCAACCGCTCCAATTTTCACGGTTACATTAGGCAGGCGTTTTAGATCGTTACACATTTCTGTAGCTTCAAAGCAATTCCCTCCGGCGCTATTGATATACACTTCAACCTCTGTAATGCCTGTTTTTAAATAGTCATCTACAACGGCTCTAATAGTGGCGGAGGAACTTTGAGACCACTCACCAATACGGTCAATGATTTTTATGGTTCCGGTGGTTCCGGCACTGGATGCTTCAATAAATGTTTTAGGTTTTGCCATTCAATACTTGATTTAATTTCCTTTTGAGATGACAAAGTTTGGCTTTTAATGCAGGGTAAAAAAAAGGAGGTTTTAATTTAGTAACTGTCCATTACTTAATTAGTTACGTACAGTTACTAAACTATAAGGTTAATTCAAAGTTTACTCTTAATTGTAACAACTTTGTGTCATAGAAATAACAGTATGGCAAAGGAAAAAGAGAAGCGAATTGCTTTCGATTACTACACAAATCAAGGTTTAACAGCGAAAGCCATTTCAGAAATAGTAAATGTTTCCGAAAAAACCATAGGCGACTGGGTTGAAAAAGGCAAGTGGAAAGGTGTGCGCGATTCTAATATGAATAGCTCACAAAACCGCGCCTCAAAAATCAAGGAACTTATCTCTGAATTGACGGAGCAACAACTCGAAATAAACCTCGAGGTTAAAGATGCAAAAGCGGTGGGCGACAAAGAGCGCGTCATTGCGTTGCGGCAACAATCTGCGTCCATATCTCAGGAAGTGGCCATACAAACAAAAGCCTTGGAACGTATGGATTCCGAAAACAAAATTTCACTTGGAATCTACCTCGAAGTAATGACGGATCTATTCAAGAACCTCGAACATTACGACAAAGACGTGTACTTAAAAACTTTGGACTTTCAAGAGTCCCATTTATCAACCATATCAATCAAACTAGGATAATGAACGTATTCAAAATTATATTGAACCTAATGGTTCAAAAAGCCCCTTTAAGTCAATATTACCTAAACATTGGAGCGCACTTTTTGAAAAAAGGAGCGGGTTTTCAAATAGGCCAAATTGTAAAAGAAAAACAGTTATACGAGGGAATGTGGCGCGTAAAAGTCATTACCGGACTCTTCTATGATTTCAACACCAATAAGGTAACTCACACTGCCGAAAACCGAATTATCAAAGATGAAAAGAAACGATAAGGCCACTCTTGACCGCTACAAAAAGAAGCTCGAACTTTCCCGCTCGTTTTCGAATGTAAACCCATTTGAAACCGACAAAGAAAAGCGCGAAGCCATTGACGTTGCAAAAAAGAGTTTCCGGGCGATGGTGCAAAGATACTTCCCGCACTATGCGACATCTGAAACGCCTGATTTTCACATTGATTTTGCCAAGAAAGTACAGAAAAACAAAACTTTCAAGGGCTTTTCACAATGGGGTCGTGCTTTGTCAAAATCCGTGGTAAACGATATTTTATTGCCATTTTTTCTTTGGATAAACGGTGAGCCGGTTTACTTGGTTCTGGTGGGTAACAATGCCGACAGGGGCAAACAATTATTAGAGGATATTCGTGCGGAGTTCGAAAGCAACCCGCAAATTATAAATGATTTTGGGGAGCAATACAACCAAGGTTCTTGGGAGGACGGTTTCTTTATTACAAAAAGTGGTTTCATTGGCCAGTCGCTTGGTATGGGTCAATCCGTTAGGGGTTTGCGTGTAAAAAGTAAAAGACCAACGCATATTGTCTGCGATGATATCGAGACTAAAGATTTAAATCAAAACCCAGTGCGCCAGTTAAAAATGGCACGTTGGATTGAGCGGGATTTAATTCCGACAATGGATGGCGACATTCGAAGGTTTATCCAGGCGAACAATAGATTTGCTCCAAAGATGGTACAAACTATTTTACAGGAGTTGCACCCGGACTGGATTGTCCACGAAATCAATGCGTATGATCCCGTGACTTTTGAGCCAACTTGGAAGTCCAAATACTCTGCTACTTATTTCCAACAAATTGAAAAGGAAATTGGAGCATTGGCCGCAAGAGCCGAGTACAACAATCAACCCCATATTGAGGGAACAATTTTCAAGGCAGAGGACATTCAATATGCACCATTGCCAAAACTCAACACATTCAAAATCATTTTTGGATATTGGGATGTGGCCTATTCCGGCACACAAACTTCTGACTACAACGCCATCGTTGTTGAGGGATTAAAAGACCGTGATTTTTGGGAAATTGACTGCTTTGTACAACAGTGTAAAATGAGTGCCGCATTGGCATATATGTGTCAATTTCAACAATCATTACCGGATACGGTTGTAGTCCATTGGGTATTTGAAAGCCAGTTTTGGAACGATGCTGTAGAGAGCGCCATTCGTGATGCCGAAAAACTGTTTAACTGCCGTTTAAACATCATAAAAAGGGATAGACCGAGAGCGAATAAATACGATAGGATGTTGCAATTACAACCGTATTATCAAAATGGCCGTTTCTTTTACAGTGATAAATTAAAGCACAAAAAAGACCATCAAATTGCAATGCAGCAACTTTTTGGCATCGAACCAGGATACAACTCCAAGGATGATTATCCCGATGCAAAAAAAGGCGTTACGGATGAGCTTGAAAAATATGTAACCTATGGAGGTTCTGAAAACAGCAGCTATAAATCGGGTCGAATGAACCACAATAATGATAGAATATGATTTATATTGATAAAGAGTACTTAATCAGTTTTGCACAGGAGCGTTTTATTGACGAAAGTTCACAGGATGACCCTCTTATTCTAGACCAAATTGAGCTAACCCAAATTGCGGTTATCAAAAGTTATTTAGGAACGCGCTACGCCACCGAAACCGTGTTTGATGAAGTTGACCCAATACACAACGAAGTGTTACGTGAAATTTTGGCAAAGTTGGTGTTATACAAACTCATTCGCCGGAATGCAGCTCGCAAGGTTCCAAACGATTACAAAGAGCAATACGATGAGGCAATGAAAACATTAAAAGAGGTTTCCATTGGCATTATCAAACTCGGGGGAGTTCCTCCTGCAGTGGATGAAACTGGAGCCATAATAAGCAATTCTATCTCAGGCAATTTAACCAATAAAGATTTTTACATATAATGGAAAATCCTTTCAAACAAGCCTACACGGCATTAGAAAATAAAATATTAAGGAACACTGACCCGCGCAAATTGAAAGCAGTTTCGGCGGCAATGAGTGCCGATAAAAGCTATTCCAGACAATTGGAAATGGAGTCCGTAACAATGGCATCCAAAAACCTTGCAGAATGGAAAACAGCCATCCAGTTGGCCACTGACCCCGAAAATCCTGATCGTTCCAGTTTAAGGACTTTATACGAAAACTTGATGCTCGACAATCACTTGGCATCGGTTATTGATTCAAGGATTCTATTTTGCCAACGCTCTACTTTTAAAATTGTAAGCGAAAGCGGAGAGGAAAACGAGGAGTTATCAAAACTATTGGAGCGTACTTGGTTTGAGGAATTAGTCCATCTTATTTTAATGGCAAGATTTCAGGGAACTACTTTAATTGAGTTGTTTGATTTGGATGAACTTGGCGAATTAAACGAGGTGAACGAAATTCCTTTAGGCTATTTCAATCCAAAAAAGGGCATCATTGTCAAAACGCCTGGAGAGGACAAAGGTTGGCCATACAAAGAAGGAACAATGGCAAATTACTACCTTCAAGTTGGAAAAGATAAAGACCTTGGTATGTTGGCCAAAGTAGCTCCAATTGTACTCGCCAAAAAACTGGGTATTGGTTCTTGGCTTGATTTTGTTGAAAAATATGGAGTGCCACCGCTTTTTATCACAACGGATCGTGAAGACGATACCCGTTTAAACCAATTATTTGAAGCTGCGCAAAATTTCAAATCCAACCACTTTATGGTGGGTCGTGGAAATGAGAAGTTTGAAGTGCCGTCCATATCCTCAAACAATCCATCGGGTGCATTTGACCCGCTTATTGAGCGTGCCAATTCTGAAATATCGAAACGATTTTTAGGAGGTACCGGATTGACGGACGAGAAAGGTTTTGTGGGTAGTGTTGAAATTCAATTCAAACTCGCAAAAGACCGTTTTGAAAGCGATAAATTAATGATTAAAAACGTGATGAACAAAATGGTCATTCCACGTTTAATCAAACTTTCGAGTGTTTATTCCGGCTTAAACGGTCAAACTTTTATTTGGGATAATGCTGAAATTAGAACCTCCAAAGAAACTGCGGAGCTTGTTAACATTTTAGGCAGTCAATTTGAGATTGACCCGGAATGGGTAGAGCAACAAACCGGAGTGCCAATTTTAGGCCAAAAGGCTGCGGCTGGTTCCACCGACCCCTTGGCTCTTGACGCCGCTAAAAAAAAAAGTCTAGCGAAAAAATAACGGCTTTATTTGAACGGTTGGAAAGCAATTATCATTCTTGCAATCACAATCATTTGCCACAAGTGGAGGCAATTGATTTGAGTGCCTACAATACCATTATTGATAAAATTGCACAGGACTTGCACGGCGGCAAATCAACTCCAAAAGACATTAACCAGGATCTAATTAACCAAACCTTTTCCGATTTGAATGACGGAGCTGCAAAAGGGTTTGGTGCTACTTTTTCAACCTTTGGAAAAGATGCCGGGAAAGATACTGCAGTATTGCAAATCCAACAAAACATTTATCGGTTTTCGCACGCCAAAAGTGTGGCAGAATTAGAGGAGTTTAATAAAGCACTTTATAACGGTGACCAAATAAGGCCTTTTAATGACTTCAAAACCGAGGTTGAAAAACTCAATGCCAAATACAACAAAAGTTATCTTGAAACCGAGTACAACACGGCAAGAAACGCGGCGGAACACGCCCGAAAATGGCAGGAATACCAAACTGATAAAGATTTGTTTCCTAACCTGAAATATATGACCGTTGGCGATGGTCGTGTCCGTGAGGAACACGCTGCGCTTCAAGGAGTGGTCAAACCGTTAGACGACCCTTTTTGGAGTATGTACTACCCACCAAATGGGTGGAACTGCCGTTGCTACACAGTTCAAACAGCCGAGAAAATTGACAAAGGAAAAATTGAAGACAAAACAGTTCCGCAACAATTTTTAGGAAATGTGGGCAAGGACAACGTGATTTTTTCAAAGGATCAAACTTTCTTCCAGATTGCAAAAGCCGTAGGAACTAATGAAACTAATCAGGCTTTTGAGTTGTCAAAAATCAATGTACCGTTGATTAAAGCCTACAAAAGTAATAAAACCGGTGCGCGTGTAAATGTTAGTCCTTGGACTGATACTCGCCAAGATGAGCTATTTGGAAATTATAGAATGGCAATTACATTGACAGATAAAAAAAGTCTAAATATTGATTTAGTGGCTCATATTAATGGCAAAGTTATTTTAGGCAAGAAAAGCCCGGAGTATCGCATTGATGGTAAGATTGGCGATAGAAAAACGCCCAAATCATTAGACTATACCAAAACACTAAAAGCAGCAAATGAGCAAGGATGCGAAGTTGTAGTTTATGATTTGTCTAAAAATAATGATACGGTTGAAAATGCTTTGGCAACAATTACTGATTTATTAAGCAAAAAAACGAGCGACAAAAAACCCGTTCACGAAAACATTAAGGAAATTTATATTGTGTCTGGAGACAAGAAAACTATAAAGTATTTTAAACGAGAAAAAGCGAGCTAAAAGCCCGCTTTCTCGAAAGAACCACCACCAAGGAAAGCCGAGGGGTTTATATTTCATTGCAAATATACAAACATTTTTTAAACATTGATTAAAGGAAAGTTAAATTTCATTTTATGGCCAAAAGAAGAGAAGACGAGGTTCCTGATTTTTTAGGATTGGCGCAGCAACTAAAAGTTGATGTTGTGCGATATGCTGCCGTAACCGGACTTAACTTTTTTGTTGACAGTTTCCAAAAGCAAGGTTTTACAAACTCAAGTTTTGAGCCTTGGCAAAAGAGGAATAACGACAGCCGTCCCGGAGGTTCCATATTGGTCAAAAGTGCCAATCTTCGCAATAGTTTGAAAGTAATGGAGCGTTCCAGTGCGGCAATTCTTTTTGGCTCTAATTCGCCTTATGCTAAAATACACAATGAAGGTGGCGTTATCAATATGGCATTGACAAAGAAAGCGCGCAAGTTCTTTTGGTTTATGTATTACACCACAAACGAAACTAGATACAAATGGATGGCTCTTACCAAAAAGGATCATCTTACTATAAAAATCCCAAAAAGACAATTTATAGGTCATAGTGAAACATTAATGAGCAACCTAGAAACGTGGCTCAAAACCGAAATAGAAAACCGATTTAAAAATAGTTAATATGAGCGTAACACACAACTGGACAAAGGCTTTATACAAAGAGTTGGCCGAGAATATAACAAATAACATTACAGCCGTTAAATGGGCTGATTTATGGCACAATCAAGTTGGTTTTTTAGAGGAGGAACATCCTTTTCCAACGCCTGCAGTATTTATGGCTTTCCGGTCTGGAAAGATTACCGATTTATCACAAAAAGTACAGCAAGTAAACCTGCAGGTTGATTTTTATATTTATTTTGAAACTTTTGCGGATACTTACAATGGGGCAATTAATGAGGATGATGCACTTAATTTTTTAGATACTGTTGATGAGCTAAACAAGCTTTTGCACGGTACCAATGGTGTTAATTATTCAGGAATGAAACGCGTTGGTTTTAATCCAGAGGACACAGGAAACGCGGGTAATTTGTACCGTGTAACGTATGAGTGTTTGTGTAATGATTATACGGCTTATGTGGAACCAGGAGAAGGAACCTTTGCGGATCTAAACGTAGAGAAGTTTATTGTTGGCTAAACATTGATAACTGTGACGTGGCATAGGCCACACGATTAAAGACAATGTTTTCGACTGTTTTGGGTGATTTGTAGTACTTGTTTCCAAGTTTGGCCAGTATCCAGTCATTCGTGTATTTTTGTACGCCAAACTCTTTGACGGCCGAGAACTTGCTAAAGTCGCGCTTAATATCCTGATAAAGTTTATCTGTTAAGTCCCGTAGTGCCATAAGACAAATATAAATAACTTTTTGACATAAAAAAACCCGATTTTTTAGGTCGGGTTTTTAGTTTTAAGATTCATTTCGTATCGTCCAATCGTTGCCGTTTTTCTGAAAGTTGAATTGAATTTTTTTATCTATTTCGCTGAATTCATCATATTTTTTGTTGGCGGTTTTTTCTAAATCTGCACCAGGAACAAACCACGATTTCCAGACTGGGAACAAATCTAAATATTTACCTTGGAGCGTTGTAAACTTGTACTTTTTTGTACCCGGTCTCTCTAGATCTGCATTAGCTCCTTCAAAATAGATTTGATAAATAACAATTAGACACTTGCTATAATCCTTTGTCGACTCTAATTGTTCATCGGTAACTCCATCAGGAGCATAAACAATTTTTAAAAACCCTTCCTTTTCAAATTCTTTGTATTTATAAAGGTGGTAGCCATTTTTAGCCATTGATTTCATATCGTTGGCCATCTTTAAGGAACTGTCAAAATCTGTTGATTTTAGCAGTCCGATAGTTGCGTAATCCTGTGCCGTGGCTGCTAATCCCGTTAGCAAAAAGGCGAGTAGTAATTTTTTCATAGTTTATTACATCAATGAGGGGTCGCTCATATTTGGTTTTGATTTTGGCTTAAATTCATCATTATAAGGAACAAACACAGAGCTAAGTCTTACTTGAATAGCGGATTCCTCTGAACTATCCTCAAATTCTGTAAAAATCCAGCCACCGGGAACCCTTCTTACCGAAAGGCTTCTTGGATTATATTGTTCACGTTGTTCAAATGTTTCTTCAAGTAGTTCTAAGGCATAAATGTTTTTCATTATGTGGGTTTTAAAAGGTTACGTTTTTAGTGGTTTCATCAACATAATGAAACTCGATAGTTTTTTGGTCTAAGTCAATTTTTATTTTAGAAGTGTTATCCTTTGAATACGTCTTAAGGAGTTTTTTATTTATAACATCTACAATTTTTATGCTATAACTAGAGCTAGTATCAAAAGCGGCATATTTACCATCACTACTTATCAAACAAATATCATTGATATTTTCGTTTACTCTTTGTGAAAAGTAAACTCCTCCTTCAATATCAAAAATATAAAAAGTAGTACTTTTTGATTGGCGGCTATTCCAGTCATTGCAAACAACCATCCCATTATTTGAAACGTTACAGCGGTGGGGTCTATTTACTATTATTGAGTATAATAATTTTTTAGTTTCGGTATCTACTAAGGCTACTTTACCCTTTTCCTTGTCATTGCCGGCATCTACACTTATGACACAGTATTTTTTATTAGGAGAGAACTTCATAAAGCCATAAAATCCAATAAAATCACTCTCATAAGTGTTTACAGATTGCCTTTTATAAAAAACGGTACCGTCGTCTTTAATAAAATCTACTTCTACAATTTCTTTCCAAGAGTTTTGTTTTAATTCCTCATAGTTTTCCGCTCTTTTCTGTATAGCTGCAGGACTTACATCAATAACATATTCATTACCAAAAATCTCGATTGTTTGAGTTTGAGGTTTATCTTTTACTCCAAATAATTTTTTAAAGAAGTCCATAGTTTATGAATGTTTTAATTTCAATCAAATGTATGAATAATATTAGTATCGTAAATCCGTCCAGTGGATAATCTTTCCTTTAAAATCTGCATTGAAGTAAGTAAGAAAATCTTCAATTGTATCAAAGCCATCGTTTTGAGCAAACAGGAGCATTTCTCCAGTAACAATCATAGTGCCGTCAAATTTTACACAGGCGAAGCTTTTATTATCAATAAAGACCCGAACCATTTTTTTATCAAACAACTCAAACCATTTTATCTCAACTTTTTGAGTGCTGACCACTGGCAGAACCGGAGCAAACCGAAACATATCCTTTTGACGACAATTGATAAAGAAATCAATTTTGTTTCCGGCTTTCCAACGGTCTTTTTCATCTTCCCGGATGGTGTGGAGCTTAGCGGGCAATTTATCTTTTGCTATAAAATTATAGTTTTTGGGGTAGTGAGCTGAAGGATCTAATCCTGCAATCATATAGACTTCTTTTAAGCTAAAACACTTGTGTATCCTCTCAACAAAGTATGTCGGTTTGCTGTTCATTTGTGTACTAAAAGGTAGTATCATTTTCTTTTTTTCTTTTTAGGGGTTAAATGCTTCATCTCATTTCTTTTCTTTAACCATTTCAAGTTTCCAGACTTGGCCGCTTTTTGAAATTCTATGGCTTCTCGTTCGAGTTCTGCTATAATTTTATCTTTCATTGGTTATGCTTTTTGCCACTCATCTTCAAAGTAGCGTTGGTTTATAAATGTGGAAAGGTGCGCTTTGGCAACTCCTGATTTCGCCAGATATTTATCGTAGCCCTTTATAGCGAGGAAACATCTTATTTTGTCGGGTTCCTTGAGCTTGTTATAACTCTTTTCGGATTCGAACTTTTTGACTTTATTATTGTAGATATTCCAAAGATTTTCAAAGTCGAGAACTGGAGCCGCTTTTATGATTTCGAACTTGTCGGTGTAAATTTTATCTTTTTGCCAAACAATTTTCATTTGTGATTCATTGCTTGGGAAGTGCGCAAATAACCAATGTTGCTGTGCCGCGCTCAATTCTCCTTCCAGTATTTCAAAACCTTTTAAATGGCCGTTTAAACAGTATTTAAACAGGAAGATTAAGCCCTTTTCTTTGCTTTTGACGGTGTAGGTGGTTAGTTGTTCCATTGGTGGGATTTTAAATCGTGTAAACCGTGGGGTGAGGTTCTAAAATCAGGTATTTCAAGTTGCTTTGATATTTCATATTCAAAGATGGCTCCCTTAGAGTTAGACCAGTCTGGCAATAAGGCTATAGCATCACATTCAGTTAGTCCGGCAATGCACATCCGCATTGCTTTGTTCCAAGGCATATCGAAATCTTTAACAACTTCAATTGGGTTGATTACTTCAAAGCCCATCGCCTCGATGTCTTTTTGGGCTTTGGCAAACTTATCTACAACTTCCTGTTGTGGCAATCCGGTAACTTTACCGGCGATGTATATTTTTTTCTTCATTAGGATAGTTGTTGGTTTAAGGAGGATTGAATGTAACGAATGACATTGCGGTCATAGTCGTTGAGCGGGTGTTGATCTGTCAGGATGGTGAATTGCTCCAAGAAGTGCGCTTCATAATACTCGAGCGTGAAATTGTGCTTTTTGCATTTCGTAAAAAGATTACCTGATATTTGAACGTCAAGTTGTTTCTTTTTGAATTTCAAAATGACTTTGTCCAACACTGATCTGGCTACTTTCACACCACGGTCTTTATTGGGCGTGTTCTCAAGAAAGCCAAAGGTGTACACCAAGGAGTTTAGGTGTTTTTCGGAGATTTTAAGTTTTACTTTCATATCAACATTCTGTTTTTGATTTAGTCAATTGTTCGCCACATTCTATGCAAAATTCTGCGGTGGTTTCACATCCGCATTCAGCGGATAGGGTTCTTGTTTCGGCAATGTCGTGTTGACAAACTTCCGTGATGCTATACTCTTCCATTCCAAGTGGTTTCTCTAGGGCAACAACTTTTGCCGCCAAATAGTTTAAAGGAAAACCAGTCGAAAAGTGACTCGAAGTAATTTTTGGCTTTTTTCATTAGTGGTATAATTTACAGTTGGTACAATAAGCGCGGCCATTTTTGGCAATTGCCGCTGGCATTTCAATTTCGCATTCAAAACAAAAGAGGTCATTTTCCCGTTGATGATCTGCGTCAACTATATCTAATGCGCTGCCAATGCCAACAAAAAGACCTATTAAAAAAGAAGCACTCAAAAACATTAAGGCTACCACTATTATTACTATATTTTCTAACATAATTATTTGATTTTAAATTGAGTTTTTCCATTCTACGACACCATCCAATGCCCTGATTATTTTTGATACTTCGAGAGGCGACATTGATTTTAAAGGCTTTTTAACTGGGCTTTTATTACTCTTTAAAAAGCGATTAAACCAGCCCAACATATCGGCAACTTCGCCCCATTTTCCGTTTTGAACCACTATATCGGCGGTGCGCAAATTGGCTTGTATTCGACGGTGTTGGGAGTTGCTATTATCGAACAATCCCCAGTTTACTTCCTGTGGTTCTGTACCCGTTTGCTGTTGCATTATTCTGATGGCTTGGGCTTGGGTAATGCTTGTTAAGCTCGTGCGGTTCACATCGCCTGTAACCCATTGTACCCATTCATTTTTTGTGCCCACTTGGTAGGCGCAGTTTTGCATTATGCGACTGGTTTGCCATTTCAAAATGGGTAAATCATCGCCAATGACTTCGTTTGGTTTTACTTTAGTTGCTGTCATTGTGTAATCGTATTTTTTCTTCAGTAATTAACGAATCAACTAGGCGACACTGTTCTTTATAGCTTAAATCTTCTCTTACCTTCATAAGTTTTTCTAAGTATTCTAACTTTACTTTCTGCAACTCATATTGCTCAATTTGAAGCTCGACATTTGATTTTTTGCAACTTGCCAATGTCAGTACCAATACAGTAATTGTGATAATTTTTTTCATTTTGTTGTTGTTTTAAATTTGCTCCCGAGGCAGGAATCGAACCTGCAAAAACCATTTTCACTCGGGAAACCGAATTAACTAACCTATTTTTTCGGGTTGTATGTGGCTTTCGTATGCTTTTTGAAAGCTTTGTTGTTAATTACTGTTTTCTTGTAATTATTGAAAGCATTGGATTCTTCATAAGTCAATTCCTGCCGTGCTATCCAATTGTCACTACCATCGTTGTACACTTCCTTGCCGTTCACGCTGTAGCGTTCGTGATCTGTGATTGGTTCTATTCTTACGCTCATTTTCGAGTTGTTTAAAGAAGGTTGTTATCTTGAATCGAAGCCAGGATAAATAATCAAATATGGCTTTTCCGTTGAGTACTGCTATCAAAATAATTAATAGCAGCACTGTACTATGGTCGTTACTCTGTGACATTAGAGACTAGAAAAATTCAAGATGATATTTTGCCACTTTCCATCGTCTTCTTTAAATTTGAATTCGTAACCATAACCTTTGAAGTGGTTCGAAAAGGATTGTTTTATCAATCGCAAACCTTCTTTCCAACGTTCATCGTCAAACTTATCTTCGTGGCTATATAAATTCATTACTGACGAATATTCAAGGTCGCCTTTTCCGTTCTTTTCTAGGAAACCGATTAGAATTTCGTAAAGCTTCACATCTCGTTTCTTGATGGTGTCACTCAAGAAGTCTTTAATAAGTTCAACGGCCTTGGTAGATCTTTCATCCCAAGTAGGCTCCGTATCGCGACGGCGGGTGATGCGCATTGTATCGTCGGAGTTGGTAACGGTAAAGCCTCCTTTAGAATTCCCCCTAATTTTGCCATATTCGGCAAGTTTTACGGCTTGGTTTTCCATTTCGATGTGGCAGTATTGTTTGAACTCGCCCAATTCTTTAAACAGCACATTGGCGGTTGTAAAAATGTTGCTTACGATCTCGTCACGCTTTTTTTCGTACTCTATTTTTTCTTTTTCGAGAAGTTTAGCTTCGGATGCTTTTTTTTGTTTTAGAAATGCTTCGAGCTCTTTCGTTGTCATTTCGCTAATTGGTTTTTCTGTGCTCATAATTATTGGGTCGATTACTGTTATTTTATTAATATTCTCCATTTTGTTTGTTTACTTCTTTTTGGGTTAGTGGCTTCCAGTTCAGTAACTCGATACGCCGTTGTATTTCGGTTAGTTTCTTTTCTACTGCTTCCGGAACTGGTCTCGGTTGTATTTCGGGTGTGTCGAGCTCTTTTAATAATTGCCCTCTTTCCTGATTGATAAACATCCGGTCAGAAATAGTTAAAACCTCCTGCTTTTGGCTCGAAAACTTCAAACATAAATGAAGTAAAGCGAGGCGGTTATGTATAATTTCAATTCTCATTGTTGTACTGGTTTAAGAGTTCTTGTAATTGGCGTTTTTCTGAAAGTAGTTTGACATAATCGGATATCTTAACCTCGTCTTTTATCTTGATGTTGAGCTGAATGATTTGGCTTTCTATTTCTCTCTTTACTGCAAACCTTTCGGTGTTAATTGGCGGTTCTGTTGGTTGAGGCATAATTAATTGAGATTAAAGTTTAACGTTTCGATTTTTACGCCGTGGAATTTAATGCTGTCAACAGACTTCTTTTTGTTGATTTCCTGCAACAATGCCATCGGACGGATGTTAAACATTCGATAAGTGCACTCAGAGTAGCATCGTTTGAAGTCCTCAGCAATGATGGTGTCATTTTCTTCATAGCGGGCTGTCAGCTGTTTAAATTCTTTTTCACACTTAGAATATTCCATCATAAACCATTTATTAATGGAGGAATTGGCTAGCACTTTTTGAAACTCGTGCGTGTTGATGGTAACACTTTCACACCATCTTGCGTAAGCTCCGAAGATTAAATCTTCATACTCTTCCGGAGTCATTTTTAATTTTTGATTGATTGTTTTTGACATGGCTATTTTATTTTTAAATCAAATTGGGCGGCTCCTTGCTCCCAAATGGTATAGGGCTCTTTATCTCCTCCAAGGCGGCTTAAACACATCGCCCGGTAACCTTCAACTCTGATTTTTACATCAGCATCATATTTCACAAACTTGGCGAGTGATCCCTCCGGGTTCTTGCCGTCTGCGTGGCTTATGAAAATGAACAGTTTATTTGTAAACTCCTCCTTGAGAAGTTTGAACTCCTTTTTAGTTAGTTCTGCGTGCTGCAGCGAATCAATGAAAATGATGTCAGGTGATTTCTTTCGTCTTAATCGCTCCTTTAGGTCTTCGGTGTTTTCCCGGTTACCTATCAGAAAGCGGTTTTTGACTTCCTGCATATTCTGTTGGACAATGGCTTTCTGCATCGATTTGCGTGCGCCCTCTTCCAGTGTGTTATAAAACACTTTTCCTGATTGGGTCAGGGCTTTTGCCAGTTGAAGCGAAAACCCTGTCTTACCGTTGTAGCTTTCGCCCCAGATAATCCAAACCCCGCTTCTTTCGGGTGTGCCCAGTAACTTTTTGAAGGCGGGCGGCAGATCTAATTCAATGAACTTTTTTTTGGTTATTTCGTCTATGGTTACGGCTCGTTTTAATGCCATTAAACTCTATTTTTTACAGCGTGAATTTTTCTTTTTACTCTTCTTAAATCGCCTTCTGAATCATTGAAAATATCTTTGATGTCTTTAGGACTTTCGACACCGTTGGCGATGCATATTTGGGTTACATCCGTGAAGTTCACTCCTTGTAATTCTATGAATTTGCGACCGATACGGGAGTTGATTTCTTTGTATCCTTTTTTGTTGAGTTTGATACCTTTGTTGATCCTTTTTGAAAGGTGGTCAGTGGCACACATTACAATCCCGCAATGGTCTTCAAGTCGATTGTATAATGTGATAAAGAAATAAAGCACTGTGTCCGGCAACTTGTCTGCCTCGTCTAATATGATAAGCGGGGTTACTTGTGACTTTAATTTTTTAACGATTTCATTCATCATTTCGGCCACTGTAAAACCGCTATAATCAATACCCATTGAAATTAGGAGTTGCACCAGGAACTCTTTACGGTTCCAATACTCGGCACAACCAAGTAGGTAGGCATTTTTATTGCTCTCGGTGTAAAGCTCGAAGGTCTTAGACTTGCCGGAACCAGCGTCACCGGTCATTGCAAAAACGTTGGCGTTTTGTTGGGCATCCGTCAAGAATTTTGAAATCAGTTTATAGTCTGTTGTTTCCACGCAAACCCATTCTTTAGAACTGTGTCCTATTTGCGAGGCCACGTTACGCCACATCGTGTCTGATATTTGTTCCCAGTTGTTGTTGATCATTTGGGAAAGCAATGCGGAGGAAACACCGCTTAACGAATGCGCTGCCTTGTTTTGGCTTCCTTTTTGAGCGATGTAGGCGGTTAACTTTTCTTGAACTTGTTTTTTGAATTCAGTTGTCATACTTTTGTTTTTTAATAGTTTAGGTTAATTCGGGCGGCAACCCGTTTTTACATTAATTGAGTATAGTCAAACTCTTGATCTTCCTCAGTGAGAACCGCTTCACTTACTTTCTTTTGATAGTTCGCGATGTCGGTTTTTTCTTTTTTAACTTTCTTGGAGTTGATGCCTTTTAGTTTTGGGTTTTTAAATCCGTAGCTTTCAGCAGTCATTTTGTGTTTTTCAAGGTTCGACTCCACTTTCGCCTCGGTTGAAATTCTAAGTTTTTTCGTGGCTTCGATTTGGTCTCTGTAATATTGTGCTTCCCACTCTTCTTGCTCTTGCTGTCCTCTGTGTATTTCAACTTTCGTCTCGGCAGCTCTTACAAATCTTAATCCTAGTGGCGTTTTCTTGTAGAGATAGATCAAACTCATATCGTCCGGGTCAAACTTGATGTGAAACTTTTGATTCACATTTTCAATATGCCAATCCTGGTCTACGGCTCTTGAATTTTCTTGATACACTACATAATCATACTGGATCGTCTTTTCTTTAAAACTGATGCCGCTTGAGTGGCACTGAATTGGTTGATTTCTCTCAATCCAAAAGAAGTCAACCATTTGAAACGGCGTTACTTTTGGACAGTCCGGATTTTCGCTTTCAAAATACATTTCAATTCTAGGCTTGCCCGTTTTTGGGTGAGTGGCTTGGTTCCATTCGTTGCGCTTTTGCACATATTGTGCTTTTAGTTCCGCGAAAGTTGGCAGTTTTTCAGTATTGGCAAGGATAAACTCCATATTGGCGTGGCTCGAAACCTTTTTGGATGTGATGTTTTGTCCAGAGTAGTTTGGCAATTGTGCCAAGAACTGGGTTTGGAATCTTCCAAATGCGCTCTCAATAGTTTTTGATTTACCATTATAAGGCTGTGTTTTAATGGCTAAATGGCTGATTTTATCAAAGAAACCACCTGCGTGAAGCTTCTTGTTACCGGAACCATTATCTAGCGATATTTGGTAAGGCCTGTGTTCTGAAACTTGAATGGCCATTTTATACGCTTGGTATCCTGCCTCGTAATCTTCCTTCTCTGAAATGTGGTACCCTAAAAACACTTCGCTGTAAGCATCCATAACCTCATACACATTTATCGTTTTCATTTTACCGGTTGCATCCTGATAGTAAAGGTTGATTTT